GCACAACTCGCGGATGAAATGGAGCGGTCGGAGGGTTTTGACCTAGATCAATACGCCAAGCTGTTGCGGGAAGAGGCGGCTCAGTCGGCGGCTCTTTCGTCATTGGCAACGCGGATGCGCGTTTCGCAGCAATCCTCCTACAACAAGATGACGCGCAAGGAAGCCGTAGCACCGAAGATGCCTTGGGACGGGTATGCCGGCACGCAGAAAGCAGCCTGAGCCGCTGTCGCCGGCGGATGAAGTCATTATTTTTATTGAGACAAACTGCCGTGTCCCGGAAGGGCGCGATGTCGGCAAGCCGCTGAAGCTGCGGGAGTGGCAGAGGCACAATATCCGGCTGATCTATGACAACCCGGCCGGGACGCGTCGGGCGATCATCAGCTTCGGGCGGAAAAACGGCAAGACGGCGTTTGCCGCCATGCTGTTGCTGGCGCATCTCTGTGGGCCGCGGGTCAAGCCGAATAGCCAGCTAAACAGCGCGGCGCAGTCACGTGATCAGGCGTCGATCCTGTTCAACCTTGCGGCTAAGATCATCCGGCTGAGCCCGACGCTGCTTCCGGCGCTGGTGATCAGGGATACGGTGCGGGAAATCTTCTGTCCCGGCCTTGGCACGATCTACAAGGCGCTCTCGGCGGAGGCGAGCACGGCCTTTGGCCTGTCGCCGGCCTTCATCGTGCACGACGAGCTCGGCCAGGTGAAGGGCTCGCGCAGCCCGCTGTATGAAGCGCTTGAGACGGCGGTCGGTGCACATGAGCAACCGCTGTCGATCGTCATCAGCACGCAGGCGCCGACCGATGCCGATCTGCTGTCGGTACTGATCGACGACGCGCAGGCGGCGCACGATTCGCGCGTGGTGCTGTCGCTGTATAGCGCGGATGAGAAGCTGGACGCGTTCGGTGAGGAGGCAATCCGGGCCGCCAACCCGGCGTTTGGCGACTTTCTGAACGCCACGGAAGTTCTTGCGATGGCCGAGGATGCGCGGCGCATGCCATCGCGCGAGGCCGAGTATCGCAACCTCGTCCTGAATCAACGGGTCGAGGCGTCCAGTCCGTTCGTGAGCCCGGCGATGCATGTGAAACCGACCTTCTGGCTGCCAGAGCATGAGCTGCGGGCGAAGGCGCAGCACGACCGCGTGCCTTATGACGTGTGGGCGAGGAGCGGGGCACTGCAGACCACGCCGGGCAAGTCGGTGGAGTATGAGTTCGTCGCCGAGTATCTGCGCGGCCTGTTCGATCGGCTCGACATCCGCGCGCTGGGTTTCGACAGGTGGAATTTCCGCCATCTGAAGCCGTGGCTGCTGAAGGCGGGTTTTTCCGAGGAAGAGGTCGCGGAGAAGTTTGTCGAGTTCGGGCAGGGGATGCAGTCCATGTCTCCGGCGCTGCGCGATCTCGATAGCGACCTGCGCAATGCCAAGATCGCACATGGCGGGCATCCGGTGCTGACCATGTGCGCCAGGAATGCGGTCGTGCAGTCCGATCCGGCTGGCAATCGGAAGTTGACGAAGTTGAAGAGCCGTGGCCGCATTGACGGCATGGTGGCGCTTGCGATGGCACGCGGCGTGGCTGGCTCATACGAGGCCGCACCGGAACTGGACATCGCCGCGATGATCGGCTGATCCTCCTAGAAGGATTTTCGCAAATGACGCTCTACCGCACGACGGTCTCGGCCGGCGAGGGGCTAAATTTTGTCATCAGCGATGCCACCCGCGATCGGCACGGCACTCGCATAAATCCTAATGGGTGGGAGCTCTCTGAGTTCAACAAGAATCGGATTGCATTGTTCTCGCATGATACGCGGCTGCCGATCGGACGCTGGCACGACGTGCACGTTGAGAATGACAAGCTGGTTGGTCGCCTGGAACTTGCAAAGGAAGGCACCGGACCGCGCGTCGACGAGATCGTGAAACTGGTCGAGCAAGGTTTCCTCCGAGCTGTATCTGCCGGGTTTGAAGTTATCGACCACGGCAAGCCGGGCCAGAGCGAATTTGACTATGAGCGGCAGAGCCTCGTCGAGGCATCAATAGTCGCTGTCGGTTCCAATCCCAACGCGCTGATGCAGGCGCGGGCAATGAATCTTTCAGACGATACGCTGTCGCTGGTCTTTGGCGAGCAAGCCGCAAGACCGGCAATGGCTTTGAACGGCAGGCACGCCGCGACATCTCCGATCAACGGAAAACCCAAAATGCAAACCCTCTCGGCGCAGGTTGAAACTGCGCAGACCAATCTGAATGCGGCGCGCGATGCGCTCACCGCTCACCTGAAAGACGAAAACGCGGACCTCGAACAGACCAACCTTCTGAGCGACGGCGTGCAGGAGCGCGTGCAGAAGCTGGAGATACTGCAAAAAGCCGAACGGTCCATGGCGGCGCAGACACAGACGATCGACCTGCCGTCGACCGTCGTCAGCCGCCGTCCGCTTGGCGTGAAACACAGAGAGGCAGCCCCGCAGGAAAACCTGATCAGGGCAGCAACGGCACATTTCCTTGCCTACTGCCAGAGGCAGCCTGTCGACCGCATTCTCCAGGACCGTTACGGCGACTATCACGACCGGCAGGAAATCGAAGCCATCACCGCGATGATGTCGCGCGCCGCGATGACTCCCGCCACTACTACGACCGCTACCTGGGCGGCTGAACTGGCGGCGACGGCGACGGCCGATTTCGTCTCGCAGCTCGATCCGTCCTACATCTTCCCGCGGCTCGCGCCGATGGGACGGCAACTCACCTTCGGACCGGACCGGGCGCACATCACCTTCCCGAGCGAGTCGGCGACACCTTCGCCCGGAGGCTCGTTCATCGCCGAGGGTGGCGCGATCCCGGTGCGCAAGATGGGCTTCACGTCCATCACGCTGTCGCCGAGCAAGGTAGCGGTGATCTCGGTGTTCACGTCCGAAATCATGCGGATGTCCAACCCGCAGATCGAGGGCATCGTGCGTGATCGCATCCGCAGGGATACGGCAATCATGCTCGACCAGTTGCTGCTCGACGCAACGGCGAGCTCGGCGGCCAGACCGGCAGGACTGTTGTTCGGGGTGTCGGCAACGACTGCCTCGACCAATACCAACCCCTATGGCGCGATCATGGAAGACATTATCGCGCTGGCGACAAAGTTCTGGGATGTGAACGCCGGTCGCAAACTGGTGCTGATCATGCATCCGGCCAACGCGATGATGATGGCGACGGCAGTCGGGCCGGACGGCACGATGGGATGGGTGCAGGAATTCACCAACCGCTTCACCATCCTCGAAAGCACCAACGTCACCAAGAACAAGGTGATCATGATCGATGCCGCCGATCTGGTATCGGTGCTTGCCGTGCCGCAGTTCGACGTGAGCGACCAGGCGACCGTGCATATGGAGGACACCACTCCGCTGCCGATCGCGACCGGCGCACAGGGGTCGGGCGTGCTTGCAACTCCGACCAGTTCATTGTGGCAACAGGATTTGGTCGGCCTGCGCATGCGGCTGGACGCCACCTGGGCGATGATCCGCACCGGCATGGTGCAATACATCAACGTCGTTGATTGGAGCTAGCAACACATGGCTGAGACAAAACCAATGGGCACGGCAGACCGGCCGGGCTCAAAGCTTCCTGACGATCCGCGCCAGGCGCTTCCGCGTGGCGTATCTGACAAGATGGCGGCTATTGACGCACGCACTGGCGAGATCCTTGAGCCGCCAACACCAACACAAGCGGAGCTCGACGCAATGATCAGTGGCGAGGAAGTAGAGCCGCCTCCGCCAGAGGGCGAGACGCAGGAGCAGCGCAGGAAGCGCGAAGAGGAAAAGCGCAAGCAGCGTGAGGTGAAAGCCGCTGCGGACCAGCAGGCAGGCTACCAGACGCGTAATGGCTAATTGGCTGTCGCGTATGTTCAACCCCTCGGCGGTTCGTGCCGCCGAGGGGCAATATAGGCCGGGGCCGTATTTCCTGCAGGATGGATGGCTGCCGCACTCTGCCGGCCAGTTTATGAATTGGTGGCAACTTGGCTATTCGCTGCAGCCCTACGGCGAAGCCTCGGCGATGGTCGAAGCTTGCGTTGCTAAATACGCGCAGACAATCGCCATGTGCCCCGGCGATCATTGGCGGTTGCTGGATAATGGCGGGCGCGAGCGCGTCACCAACTCGGCGCTGTCGCGCATTCTGCGCCGGCCTTCCGATTATATGACGATCTCTGATTTTTTGATGAACCTCACGCGCGCGCTCTACACGCGCGGCGAGGCGTTCGCGGTAGCGGTTCGCAACGATCGCGGTGAGGTGACAGAGCTTCACTGGATGCGCGAGGGGAGTGCGGAGATCGCCGAGGACGGCTCGATCTTCTACACGTTGCGCGGCAACGAGGTGATCGAACAGCGGTTGGACTTCTCCGCGCCTGTGCCGGCGCGTGATGTGCTGCATGTGCGATTGCATACGCCGAAGCATGCGCTGAAGGGCGTTAGTCCGATCCTGGCGACCATGCTCGACCAGGCGCTGAGCGGCGCCGCGTTGAACCAGCAGATTGCGCTTTACATCAACCAGGCCAGACCGAGCTACATTTTGGAAACGGCGGAAAAGCTGACGGCGGAGCAGACTATAGAGCTGCGCAAGCGCTGGAACGAACAGACGCAGGGCTCGGGCGCCGGCGGCTCGCCGATCCTCACCTGGGGCCTGGCGGCGAAGCAGCAAACCATGTCGGCAAGCGACGGGCAACTCGCCGACCTGCTGAAGATGAACGACCAGAACATCGCGCTGGCGTTCCAGGTGCCGTTGCAGATCCTGGGGGTCGGCGGGCAGACCTTCGCCTCGACCGAATTACAGATGCAAAGCTGGATCGCGAGCGGTCTTGGTTTTGCTCTGAACCATATCGAGGAAGCGTTCGGATTGTTGTTCAGGCTCAAGGGTTGGCCGGACGAATACCTCGAACTCAATACGGCAGCGCTGCTGCGTTCGGCGCATCGCGAGCGCATCGAGGCGCTGGCGCGCGGCGTCATCAGCGGCATCTTCTCGCCGGATGAAGCAAGGGCGAGCGAGGATTTGCCGGCGGTGACGGGCGGGCATGGGGCGATGCCAAGGGTTCAGCAACAGGTCGTACCGTTGAGCTACGGGACGGACTTGAAACCTCCCGACCCGAACAAGATGGCGCCGGTACCCGCCCCGCCGCCGGATCAACAAGACAACAGCGAGGGCCAGAACAATGCGCGCGAATGGCCTGTCGACGGCTTGCTCGACCGCATCCGCGCACATGCCGCAAGTGCAAGCCTACACTGACGCGCTGGAACGCGCGCTCGGCGTCATTGTCGCGCAATCGCAATCGGATCTGCGGCTCGTCAAGGACCGCGCCGAAGCAATCGCCGCTACGGCAAGTGCAAAGGTTGCGGAGGCTGAAGCGCGCATTGCGCTGATGGAGCGCCATGTCGCCGATCGGCTCGCGGCACTGAAAGACGGGATCGACGGCACGCCAGGGGAGCGCGGCGAGCCAGGTGTGCCAGGTGATCCAGGCCCGGAAGGCCCGCCAGGACGCGACGGAGCGGATGGCGTCGACGGCCGATCGTTTGTCATCCGCGGCACGTGGTCGGAGACGGAGAGCTATCGTGAGCTTGATGTTGTGGTGCTTAACGGAGCGTCATTTGCTGCCAGGCGTGACGATCCGGGGCTATGTCCCGGCGACGGCTGGCAACTGATCGCGGCGCAGGGCAAGCGCGGCAATGTCGGTGAGCGTGGCGCTGGGGCGAGGGGCGAGCGCGGCCCGCCGGGTGCTGCTGCCGTCGCTCTGGATGTCAGCGAGGAGGGATTGCTGACGCTCACGAATGGCGATGGAAGCTCTGTGACGTGCGACCTTTATCCGCTGCTTCGGAGGCTGGGCTGATGGCCAAGCGCATGTCTGGCGGTTGGCGATACAGGCGCGTCGCATCGCAGGGATACACGGGTGCGGTCGCTCCTCCTGCGGTTGGCGGCGGTGCGCTGCTGGAAGGCGAGGCTAACGGCTTCGCGGCGGACTTCCTCTACGCCACGGACGCAAGCAGGGTGGCGCTGAAGACTGGCGGCTCGACGGTCGCCTATGCCGTCGACGCCTTCTACCAGCAAGCCGGCACCTCGCCGAAGATGGTCTATGACGCGGCGGGGGTGCTGGGCTGGTCGCCGCATAATTATGTGCTGCAAAGCCAGACGTTCGACAATGCGTCGTGGAATTTACAACAGGCAATAATTGCAGCCAACGCCACCGCAGCACCGGATGGGACAACTACAGCGGATGCTTTTATCCCAAATTCAGGTGTTGCTGATTGTTTTGTGCAAGGCTCTATGGCGTTAACGAATGGAGTGGTGAACACATTATCCGTTTATGCCAAGAACGGCACACTCGGAAACAACTGGCTACATATGTTCATCTTCGGGAGTAGTGAATTTGATGTTTGGTTCAATTTGGCGACCGGCGTAAAGGGCACATCCATTGGTAGTCCTGTCTCTTACACCATAACGTCAGTGGGGAATGGCTGGTATCGAATAACGCTGACGTTTGCAGCGACGGCGGCTTCAGGGGCTGTGTATATTGTGCCCCGCCCGGCGGATGGCTCTCAAGGTACCGTTGTCGGTGACGGCACGTCGCCCGCCTTCTACCTCTGGGGCGCGCAGATGAACCGTGGGAGCACCGCTCTCGCCTACCTCCCCACCACGACTGCCGCCCGCGTTGGGCTGGCGCTCGACTACGACCCGGTGACGCACGCGGCGCGGGGGCTGCTGTGCGAGCCGCAGGCGACGAATTTGATCCTGAACAACGCGACGTTTGCGACACAGAGCGTCACGGTTACGGCAACAGCCTACACACTGTCGATCTTCGGGACCGGGACTATCACGCTCACCGGCACGTCGACAGCCGGGCCGCTGGTAGGGACAGGGGCAAATAACCGGGTGTCGCTTACGTTCACGCCGACTGCCGGCTCGCTGACGCTCACAAAGTCGGGGACAGTGACCAATGCGCAATTGGAGACTGGTAGCGTAGCGACAAGCGTCATCCCGACGCTCGCCAGCGTCACGCGGGCGGCGGATCAGGTCAGTGTCACGTCGGCCTCGATCAACTATTCCGCCACGGCGGGAAGCTGGTGGGTGGAACATTTCGTGCGCTCGGGGCAGGGGTGGATTATTGGGCAAAACACTTCCAGTGCGCCCACCTGGCACGCCGACGATGCGTATTTCTTGTCCTCTGGGACTAACTTGTCAATAAACGGCACGGGGATTTTGAATAATGTCAATAAAGTCATAGCAGCATTTCAAGCTGGCGACCGGGCAATAACATTCAATGGCTTTGCTCCGGCAACCGATGCCGGGGTGGCAACCAATCTGCTGAACCCAGCCTCAATCAATTTTGGTTCGGGAACCGGCGGCATTCCGATAACCGGCTACATCCGCAAGGTCCGCTACCTGCCGCGCCGTCCGACCAATGCCGAATTGCAGACGATGACCACATGATCAACTTCCTGTTCCGCTCCCTCACCCGCAAGGACTTCGAGGCGATGGCGAGGACGGCTGAGTTCGTCGACGACGAGAACAGGCCGCTGCCGGGGATCAATGTCGACCCGCTGATCGGCACGCCGGAATACGAAACCGGCATACCGATCATCGATGTGCCGTCACCAGATGGAGAAACGCCAGCCACGTTGAAGAGCGGCTGGCACTGCAACGTCCGTGTCTCGGGTGATCGCGAGCTGCAGGAAACTGAGGGTCTCGCGCAGACGGACGAGGATGGAAATCTCCTGCCGGCTGCAGAGCGGACCCATTTCGGCATTGCCTTTAGCGACAACGGCACCGTCGTGGCGGACGGCACGACCGAGGGGGTGCAATACGTCAACGTCGCGCTGATCAACGAACTGACGATCGTATCGCCGCAGAGGGTTTGGCAATAATGGCGGTCAAGACTCGCGCGCAGCTTAAATCTGAAAACGCTTCCGACTTCCCAGACAACACGACCAAGCTTATCTCGCCCGCCGACTTGCGCGGGCAGATGGACGACGTCGTCGACAGCGCGCTGTTTCCGGAAGACGGCGTGGTTGCTGCCGCCCCTGGCGATGTCAATGGAATGGTGGTTCTGCGCGGCCTGTCGCCGATCAGCGGTAGCGTCATTCATTTGAACTACCACACCACGGTCGGCGATCTCGGGGCCGGCAACTTTTATGGCATCACAGGAGCAGCGGCAGGCACCTACGTTGACAACGGCGGCACAATCGTCGTCCCGACTGGCGGCGACGGCTCGGCAGCATGGCTGCGCGTATGGGATGGCGTTAAGGCGCATGTCGGCTGGTTCGGGGCGAAATGCACTCCCCTGGACACTGCCAGCGACGATTACATCCCGGCGCAGAAGTGCTTCAACCTGTTCACCGATGGCCGCACCTCAACTCGCACCGGCACAGTCGATGTCGGGCCAGGCTTCTGCTTCTCGCAGCCGCTGATCTACGGCGGATCGAATGCCGAAAGCTTTAAACTGGTCGGCATACAAGCCCAGGCGCGCGGCGCGGAAGGGCGAAGGGTGAGCCTGCTGCGCTACACCGGCCCCTCAACCATAGGGGCGATCATCTTCTACGGCGCGAACCAATGGTATATCGAGGACATCAATTCCTACCATGTGAATGCCCTGAACGGCATCGTCATCACGTCGGACAGTACCTACAATCATACGACAACCAATTCGATCACCGCCGGCAGCAATCGTGTCGTGACACCTTCCGGCGCGACGGCGGCAGATAGGGTAGGATTACTACAGGTCGGATGTTTTTTGGGGGTCGATGCGGGCGGCGCTAATTTCGAGATCGTCTACATCAGCGCCGTTGACACGACGGCCGGGACATTCACCGCCAATTTTGGCAAGAACCACGCCAGCGGCGTGCAGATCGGCGGCGGTGCTCCGAGTTCCAGTGGCCGGGTTAATCGCAGCCGTATCGTGTGCATGGCTTCGCCGGTCTGGACGACGCTGACTTTCGATCCCTCTATTGTCAGCGGCAGCACTCGGCTTTTCACCGTAGGCGATATATCGGGCATCGAAGTGGGCGCGCCGCTGCGCGTGGGAAAATATCTTTACGCTGAGATTGTTTATCCGACCGTTGTCAATGCGGGGGCGGGGACATTCGAGGCCACATGCATCTTCGATCACCTTGCCGGCGATCTTGTCATGTATCCGACATCCGGCATCCTGTTCGGAAACCGGCTAACGCAGACGGTTCAGGTCGATAACATCTGGATGTATGACACCGTCCTGGCCGGGGCGGACGTCGATAAGTCCTATGCTGGCATTCGCCAGTTCTATGGCGGGAACGTCAAGGCTTTCGTCCTGCACGGCATGGTCGGGGTCTATTGCCGGGTGCCGTTCGCGTTCGAGTCGGCTTCCGGGCAATATCTCATAAGCGGCGGTACTTCTGCCGGCGTCACCGAGACACTCTTCCTGCACGGCAGCGGGCATCTAAGCGTCTTCGCATGGGAGGACGAAAGCAATGCCAAGTGGCTGGTTGGACAGAGTGGTTCCAACCCAGCGCAGGCAACGTTCGTCGGCTGCACCATGCAGGGAGAGGGATTGGCTCCTACCGACGATGAGATGTTCACCTTCGGCGGCAACCTGACGTTCATTGGATGTGACCTGCGCCACAATCGCATTCCAGGCACAACTCTCCCGAAGATCGTCAGCATTGGCGTGCTGCAGGATGCTTTCCCGAGTTCGGTGACGCTGATCGGTTGCCACATCGCTAGCGCCACTCTCGCCAACATGGCCTTCATACTCTCGTCACCAGGCACGCCCGGCGACGTTATCAAGACTGGTACCGGCAAGGTGACGATGCTCAATTGCACGGGCGGCGTGGCTGGCGCTGGCACGATAGTGCGGCTGCCGGATGTTCTGCCGCCGCTCAAGATGTGGGAGGGCAGCATGGTTTATGATCCTGCATCGATGGCGGCAGGAACAGTCGGGCCGATAGTGACGCTGGTGCCGACGCCCACCACGGGTGGCACGGTTTCCGGCGCGGTCCTTGGCGATGTCGTCGATGCCAGCTTCTCGCTCGACCTGCAGGGTGCCACGCTGCGCGCCTGGGTAAGCGCTACCGATACGGTAAAATTCCAGTTTGCATATCCGCCAGGCAGCACGCCGACGCCGCTCGACCTCGGCTCCGGCACGGTGAAGTGCCGAGTGAAGAAATGAATGGCCGGCGGCGGGTTTGATGCCGGCTTCGATGTCGGCTTCGACATCGGGACGGATGAGGCGCAGCGCCTGCCTGCATGGTTCCGGGGCAATGCGACGTGCGAAGTGCGACCGGCGAATGCGGGCGGCGGGCTGAGATTGGCGAATTTGCAGCAACCGTTGACGGGCTGGATTCCAGCCGGCGGCGGATTGCCGATGCTGCCTTACGGGGGAGAGCTCCCTA